CCACAAAATTATAAAACAGCGTCATATCGCTATTGTTGTCTCCGCCCAGTTGTCCGCTCACCAACTGGCTAACCACCCGCGGTGGCACCCTGTGATAGGCAAAAATTCCTTCTCTCAAATCCTTCTTCAAGCTCAGGAATCCGCCATCCTTATCCTGTTGCCTCAGTGGTTCCAACCGGATCTTCACATCTTTGCTCTCGCTCTCTATCAAAACCGTTGAGTGGCTCTTTATATTGCCCTTGGCTTCGGTAAGTGCTTTTTCAATCTCGCTGTAAGCGTCGGTTACCACCTCATTGCCATCTTCATCGGTCACGATGCCGTCTCTAAGGGTTCCCCCTTCCACAATCATAAAATAATCTGCCATCAAACCGTTCTTGAAGTTGTTGTAATCAAAGGTCTTAATCTCTCCCAATATCTCTATGTTAATCGCGATCGGCAGGCATGCCAATCCCCAGGCATTTGATCTGTGAGTGCTTTTCTTTATATGGATGATGTCCGCGTATTCAAAATCCTTCTTCTGGTTGTTCTTAACTTGTATGTAGTTTGGCTTGAAGAATCCATATTCGTCATAGTTCTCCACGATCTGCACTTCATTGGGCAATAGTCGCTCCAGCCCAATCCATTCCCCTGCCGCGTTCCGCATCTTAATTAAAAAGCCATTGCCGCAAGCCAGGTAAAACTTCAACATCTCAGCCAGGATAGTTGTCTCATCCTCGCATGCCGGATAATCCGCTGCCTCCAGCCAGTCCTTCACTTTCGTGTTCTTGCATTCCGTCTTCATCACTGTTGCCATACATGTCGCTTCCACGCACCCGCTGTGATACTCATCCATATCCAACAGATTCAATAGTTTTATTATGCTGTAAGGTGCGCTTACCACTTTCTTCTGTTCCGCTGCTTTACTTACGATCTGCTTTCCCACTCTATTCATTTTACTCAAGTCCGGAATCTCGGTCCTATACTGCTTCTCAATCAAATCGCTCACATCGCTTATGGCTACCCGGTTTTGGCCTATTCGCATTACCCTCATGATCCCGCTCCAGTTCCGCTTTTCAAAAGCGCCATCCTTGCCACTCGCACCAATCTCGCTCCATCCAACCTGCTCGTATAATACTCTATAGCCGGAATATCACGGTACATACTCTCCCGGTACTTTTCCCGGAAAAGCTCCTTTAATGCGTATAAATCAGCATCCGGATCCTCAGCTTTCGTGGCATTTACAATTATGAATACTGTCCAGGCAATGTCTGTATCCACATATTGCCGCCCAGTCCCGTTCTTACCCGTCTCGCCTTCCAAAATTACTATCGCGGCAGGTAAATCCTTGGGTATATCGTCTTTGTTATAAATAACCTGCGCTATTCCGGCATCAAGTAACGCCTGCCGGATAATCGCCCGTTCACTCTCAAACTTGCTCAGTCCCGTCATATCCGCACCTCTATGCTGTTTAACTGCTCAAATATCCATGCTTCTTTGTTCTGTAAAACCGTCTCATATACATTCCTGGCTGCTATGCCCTCGCGCCTGATCTTGCCTCGGATCATATACGCCATCTGTTCCACCTTCAGTTGCGCCCCCGTCTTCTTGTCCACCCAAGCCAATCCTTTGCGCTGCACCCAGCTGATCAGCGGTGCGATCGGTGTCCAGCTCGGCACCTTTCCACCCAAAACATATAGCTCATGTTTGACATTTGATCCCACTCTCAGAGTCATCCCTGTGTTATCTTTTTCAACTATATAGCCCGCATTATTATAAAAATCACCCTTATCATAAATGTTCTGCGCCATGATCTCACGCCGCGCATCTCTGTCTATCACGCTACCAATCAGGTGCATTTTGCTCTCCAGGGCACTATAAATTGCCCGGTAAATTTCTATCATGATCTCATCTAATGAGGTGTTCTGCTCAAGCATAGCAGCTCCGAAGGAATGTAATTAAAACATAATAATCTGCGTATATCCGTTCGATCTGCGTCATCTGCGTTCTATTCATTTCAGATCACTCCCACCCGTATCAATCGTGCAGCCCTCGGCTTCAGTTCATACATTCTGGCAAGCCCCTCTTCATTCAAAAATCCTTTCAACAGCGTCAAAGCCCTTATCTCCAATTCTGCCTTAAATGCCTCTATCTCTGCTCCCGTCAGCAGCTCTGTAGTAGATGAATCCAGCCCTATGCTCTTTACTATTCCCTCGCCCAGGGTCTTCAGATTGAGAAACTCAGCCACGCTCTCCAGCAGTAAAAACGCATAGCTATACCGAAACGCTACATACAGCGGGTCTCCCGCCTCCAGATCACCTTCCACGGCTTCATTGTAATCATCATCAATCGTGATCTCTGCCATTCTGCACATCACCAGCGCCTCATGCTCACTAAAGATCGGATTATCCGCCATATCGGCAGGAAGATTCAATATTGTGATTACATCTTTCACTTCTACAGGTATCGCTTTCATATTACTATCTCCGTTTGTGTCCTGCATTTCCAGTGAAACGGCGGAAAAGGCGTATGAGCCCCGCTCACACCCACCGGATTGCCTTCCTTGTCCCTTTCTATCTGGCTCTCTTTCACCCACGGTGCCAGTGCTTTAATTCGCTCCCGTGCCTCTTCCAAACCTTCTTTCTCCACATCTATAGTCATCAAATTATCTCGCACTTCCAATGCCACATCCAGCGGATAAACCTTGCCCTGGCTCACCAAAGCCCAGCATATCTCACTCGTTCGGTTATCCATCGGATTCACCAACCTATAGCCCTTCGCTCCTGCCTTCTCATATCCGGATAAGCGCCCAAATTCTCTAATCCGTAGGGCAGTATGTTCCGCCAATCCCTGCCAATAATAAGCACCTTTGTCTCCTAAATCGGAAAATCTCTCCTTAAGTGCATCTGCCAGCATCTCTTTCGTATAGCCCTGCTCAAGTGCCTTTGTCAAAGTATCCCTGAAGTCCTGGCTGATATCCGCCCCAAAATGCTGTCCTATCCAAAATATATTCTGTTTCTGCACCTGAGCGACTAACGCCTGTTCCTCAATTCCCCACAAACCGATGTTGATCCTAACTTTTGCTTGGGTCTTTACATCCTGGATGCCCAACCTCAAGCTCCGCTCTACAAACGCCTTAGTTTCAGCACTCACCGCCATCATAAAGTCGTCACCCAAGTTCTGGTTGATCACTTCCAAAAGCAAGTCCACCTTGCGTTTATCCACCCTCTCCGCTTTAGGCATCTCGGTCAGCATCCCGATCGCAGCTCTGGCTGCCTCTTTAATCTCGCGCTTCCAGGCATTATTAAGCACCTTGTAATACTCCAGCATCATCCGGTCATAATAATTCACCAGCTCATCCTCCGCACCCGCACCCGGTTTCGCCCTATGTTATATTCGCTGAACCTTTCCAGGCATCCTGCCAAAGCATCTGGACCATCCACATACCCGTCCGGATATGTCAAAAACTGGCTCACCAGTGTCGGTGTATCCTGCCCCTCCGGAAAGAGCACCTTCGCTGTCTCTATGAGCGTCTCAGTCCGCTCAATGCGCAGGTTCTTGTTCTCTTTGTTATCTATCTTCTTAATTCTATGGGAGATTGGAGGTATACGGTTATCGGTTGCCCACCGATCAAAGTCAGCCAGGATTCTGCCCTGCCCATAAGTCGTCTCGCAAGCTGCCCTGGCTTTTACTCTGTAAATGCGGTCAAGCTCCTGATACGCGTCATAGAAGTACCTGAAAAACTTTGTGTTTTTCGTCTGCCGAATCCATATATGGATTACATAAAAGCGGTTGCCATCATAACCTATGGAGATGATGGCTTTATAGCAGCCCTTCTCACCCCAAGCAGGGTCGGCATAAAGCCACACTCGTTTCATCTTGCTCGCTTCCGGTAAGCTCTGGTATTTCTTAAACCACTCATTCTTAAATATGTTCCCTTCAATTACGGGCAATCCCAACATCTCCCTCTGATACCCCGCCTGCCCATATCGCTTTCTCAGCTCCGGCAGCATTTTATCCGGATATTGCTCCGGCCATGTGCTCCTACCCTCAACATCTTCCAGGGAATAACGCAAAAGTGCCAACTGGCTCGTTTTTATCACTTTTTGGTTTCTCGGATCAAGCTCGGGATTATCGGCTCTTATCTCACCGATTATGAGCTCCATGAACTGGCAAATCGCATAATTCGGATGCACCAGGTTACCCAACCAGACCACCTTACCCGGCTCTGCTGGGTCCAACGCTCCCGCCAATTCCTGGGTAATCTTATCCATTTTGCGCTTTCCTATCGTCTGGCTGCCTACATTCTCTTCTTTGTCAATGTCATCGCAAACAATGATTCCGGGTCGCTTCATATTTTTGTCGTTAAATGTTCCACGATGACTCTGCTTGATTGAGCGTGCTCTAATCCGGCACCTGTTCTTCAGATAAAAATTATCTTTCTCTCCCTCTACCACTTCCAAATATGGATAGTCCATCAACAGCCGTCTGTTTTCCTTCAGCTCGTTCAGCGTAAAAGCCGTCCGCTCACAGGCAAGATCAATGTCCGCCGCTGTGTGTATCACATACTGACAGCCCTTCACAATCTTCCATAGCGGATATACCACACCCATCAGCACTGTCTTGCCCAGCCCACGGAATCCGGTGATCCCAATCACTCCGCTTGCTGCTTCCGTTTCCTGAAACATCTCTTTGTGCTGGTTTGTAAACGGCTTGGTAAATATATGCGGAAAATAAGTAATGCAAAAATATTGAAAAGCTTCCCAACCTTCTCCGGTGGCACGCCGGATTCGCTCCTCTTTATCCCGCGGCGTGTCTCCCGCAAAAGGACGCACCTGCGGCGTCTTTGCCGCTATCTCTACCAGTGCCTTTTGCTGCCGTTGGATAAACTTGGCCATTACCTTACCGCCTTCACCGCATCTATGGCATTTTCAATCTTTTCCCAAGTGTATCTTAGCTTGTAGTATGTTTGTGCTTCCAGTGTCATTGCCACCAGTAGTATGATCTTCGTAAAACTAAGTTTTTTCATCGCTAATCTCCTATTCTTCCTTTGCTGTCACGCACCACTTGCGTCTGCAATGATATATCCGCCCTTCTCGGCTATCCTGATGTCCAGTCCACCGCTCTTAGCGATTGGCTGCCCCGCATTAAGAACTATACCACGCAAATATATACCGATGCTTACCTTGATCTTCCGTCCCACTGTCCCGTGTATCTCTATTATGCTCATCTCACTACACTCATTACTTGCAGTATGCCATAAGCTACGGTAAACTGCAGATCCCCCCCTAATAATAGCACATGGTAGGGATAGTTCCCCGGTTGGGTGATGTTCGAAGGAACCGTAAAACTCGCCACATTCCACCTCATCTCTCCACGCTCATAAATATCAAGGCGGGGAACCATAAATCTCACTTCCTCAATCCTATTCTTTTCCAAGTCAAATGCCTGGCCCCTGTCATCATACACGGCTACCTGCAGCTTGATGCTGTCCCCCGCAAATGCCTGGATCGTTTTGGCTTTCATGCATCCTTCTTCGTCTTCTTCGGGCTGATCCGCCCTTCGTTTACCCAGCTCAGCTCTATTTTCGTAAAGCCCTGCTCCAGCTTCTGCTCCACCGTTATCATAAACTTGTCAAACCGCTCGTCAATCAGTTCCCTTATGCTTTCCAAGGTCTCCGTCTGGCACTTTGTGCAGTTTGTCCGTATCTCGTTCAATTCCTTCTTCAACCGCTGCACATCATCCCATGCCGTCTTGAATAGCCAGCTCATCAACCCCGCGTATAGCCCGAATAATGTAAATAATATCTTCACTATGCTGTCTTCCATCCCATTCCTCCTGTATCAATTGACATATATCGGTGCAAGATAAAGGACAGCCCCGCCCGTAAACTTGCTGAAAGAATGTAGCGGGGCTGTGTGTAGGTCGGAGGGAAGGTATGCCCGGCGGCAGATAGAGCGTCGCCGGGCTGTTTGGAGGTATATGTCACGCTCGGGGTATTATTTCTCATCCGTTCCTCATTCTCAGGTATTCGGCTAAATCCATCACAATCGCCTGAAACTGCTTCAGCAGTCCCTCATATCCCTTTTCTATCATAAAATCCGTCACCTGATCCAAAAATTTCACTATGTAATCGCAAAGCTCCTTCGCCGGCTCCTCCTGCTTCATCTCCTGCCTTAGTATGCTCACCAGGGATTGCAGTGCCGTGTTCTTGGGGTCTTTAGCGTATTCTTCCAGTGCGGTAAGCAGCGCTTTTCTCCGTGCTACCGTAATTTTCCGGCTTAACCGGCGCTCCTCTCCCTCAATCTTGTCCCACTTGCCAGCAGCAATCCATTTGCTCACCGTCACCGGACTACAGCCCACCAGCGCCGCCAGTTCCTTCGGGCTCGTCTTGCCGCTGATGAACGCCTCAAAAGCCATCTCTTTTTTTTCTCTGAAAACCTTGCTGTTACTCATGGCACCATCAGTGCCACCCTCCCATATCCTGTCAAATACTGCTGCTGTCTATTGCAACACTTTCTGTGTTTTTGCAAAAATACTGTCGCAATAGACAACAATAGACAACAATGGTTACAAAAAAAGCCCCGGTCTCCCAGGGCTTTCTCTCGTTTTATCGTTGCTCTCTATCCTCCGTCATATCCCATCCTCATCCACAACCTCTCCATCTGCTCCTTCAGATGCTCCACCAGCAAATGCAGGCATTGGCTTCCCACTGCCTTCTCCTCGCTATCCTGCATCAAGCCCTTCAAGTCCTCTATCGCGGCTACTGTCATATCCATCTCGTCCAGTATCTCTTTTGTTTCCGCTCTCATAATGCCACCTCCAGTTGTTTCTCCTTGAAGTGGCTGCGCTTACCGCTTAGATTTGGAGCAAATCTGTCAAGTCCAATCTTATCTTTCATCAATGTTAATGCCTATTCCTCTTCCGGTCTCACTCTGTGTCTTTCCAGCCAGCTTTGCAATTCTCTTCCATGCACCCTGTAAAGTCTATTCCCGCCTATTCTAACTGCGGGCAATGGATCTGTAACATCCTTAATCATTCTATATACCGTGCTCTTGTCCACATTCAGCAATTCCGCTATCTCGTCCGGTCTGTAATATCTATCGGTGTTAATCTTGCCCATCTCAGTCATAGCTTCCCCCGCTTCACAGCGCTGCGAAGTCCAGCACGATGTTCACCATCTTACCGTCCGGTCCTGCTTCCTGAAAATAGAAGTAGGTCTTAGTGCTCTGCACCTTCTGGCTGTCCGCTATCAATTCCATCGCCTCCTGCCACAGCGGATCGTTTACCTTTAACTGCCTCAATCCGAGCATCTGCTTGGCGTCCACTTCACCTTTGTAATCCACCTTGAAAGCTCTGTTCACCAAAGCCACGATCAGATCGTCAGAGCCCTCACTTCTGGCTTGAATCACCCGGTCTATCTTCTGCTTGGCAATCTGCAGCTTCTCATCAAATGTCCACTTCTTGGCAATCTTTATAGTGATACTCTCATCCATGCTGAAGTTATATAAGGTCGTGCCGCCTACCCATTCCTCGCCCTCGCGCTGTGCGCTATTTTCAAGGAATTTGGCTATATTTCTCTCCATCTCCCGCTTGAAGTTCTTCAGCACCGCGTGCATCTGCCTGGCTTTGCCCACGCAACTGCTCACAAACTGGTCCCTGTCCTTCAAACTCTTGTCAATGTACTTCTCCGGCGTCAGGGTGCCTTCGCCATCTATCCAGTACACTACCTTCCCTTTCTTCACTGTCTTATCCATTGGTTACCTCCTGGTTAATAGCGTCATTCTGACGCTTCAATATTGTAATCTCTGTGATCATCCGTTGACGATCAGCCATTAACGCTTCCACGTATGCCTCCTCATCCTCCCATGACCATGTCCCCTGCTTTCTCTCCTGGTTCCTTATCAGGGAATATACTACCAGGTAATAGGGCTCCGTTTCCGTCACAATCAGAAATTTCTTCCCGCTTGCCAATACCTTTTTAAGTCGCGGATTCATTGCCATCTCTCTTTCCCTCTTTTTCTCTTTTTTGCTGTTCTCCCTCTGCGGTCCTCTGCTTTTCTCCGTGACCTCTGTGGTAGCACTATTATGATATCCTACCCCCGTATCCACATCCTCCGGATTGCTCAACGCCTTCCGGCTCACATTCAACCGCTTTCCCCTCCGTTCACTGTTCACTCTTCCCAGTTCATCCTTCCTGAACATCTCAATAACCCGTTTCCCGTTCGGGAGCTTTGTACTCGGGTTCAGTATCCCCGTCCCGTTGCAGATCATGCACTTGCTCGTGATGGGATTTCTGGTGATAAACTCATACTCTTTTGCGTTTTCCGTCAATGTGCCCTTTCCCTTGCACACCGGGCATGTTATCTTATCTGTTAGCATCACTCGCCTCCCGCTCAAATTTTGCCTGCGCTTTTTTTACTTCTTGCTTCAGCAATTTCATTACCTCTGCATCTGCCCGGTCTCCGCTGCTAAACCACAGTGCCAGTTTATATTGTGCCTCGCTCCATGAACAGTCAAATAGATTGCACATCTGCTCCTTCCATTGCTCCACCAGCACCTTTTTCAGATCCAGCGGAAGCTGCTCTGCCTTTGCTTCTCCTTTCATTTTTTTCAAGCTCTCATAGAACTGGGGTAACGGCTGCTCTGCTGCCATCTCCATCAGTTGATCTCGTATCTCCCAGTCCGCTTTCTCCATCATCGGGGCTATCATCAACAAACGGTCAAATCCAATCGCTTTTAGCGTCTCTTCATCAATGTCCAACTCTTCCACATACAACCGGTGCATCCGGATCAGCTTATTGGCGGTCTTATGGCTTATATGCTGCTCTGTTTCCACCCAATCCTTGAAGCTCTCATAACTCCTGAACTTGAATAGCTTGGCTGCCTTGATGTGGCTGAATAATTCCCCTATCTCAATGAATTTTGTCTCAATGTCCTTTTGAAGCTTACCCACGGCGTCCAGACAATCCTGCGGAACCAGCTCCTCTCTGCTAATAACACTGGCTTTAGCCAGTCGGTTTCCCTCTTGCTTACTACTTCTCATCTTTTATCTCCTTTTTTGTGTATTTTTTCAATTTGTTGTTAAATTCAAGCATATCCTTAATTAACTGGTGTGCCAGATGCGGATCTTCCACCGTCTTTTTAGCTACTTCACTCATCCGCACTATCACTATATCCATTATGCTCAGCATATACTGCGTCCACGGGTCTATCTCAGGCAGATCGTCATATTCTATCATGTTATTTCCTTTAACCCGCCAGCCGATACTTGTTCACATCCACCCCTCCGCTGCCTCCGGATATGATCATATCCATATCCTTCATAAATAGCTGCACATTGAAGTTAGGGCATGTCTTCTTCGCTACATTATAGTGTCCAAGAAACATATTTCTCGGCACTTTCCAGATTTCCTCTATCTCTCTACAAAGTATTGCCAGGCTATAAAACTGCTTCGGTGTAAAGTCCTTCACTCCGATCAGGCACAATCCCAAACTCTTGTCGTTGTATCCCAGGGTATGCGCCCCCACTTCCTTGCCCACCAGGATATTGTCTCCGTCAACCTTCCGTCCAACTTCTATCATCCCGTTCATGCATTCCATATACAGCCGCTTTTGATTCTTCGTCTCTGGCACCAGCAACCCGTTCAGGATCACCCAGTCATAGCCGATATCATCCCAGCCGTTCTGTATGTGCCACCGCCGAATCTCGCTCGCCGTTCCAAATTCACTGTCGCTACAATGGATTATCACATTCGTTATCTTAGCCATTCTTAACCTCCCCCATAGAGCATCCTGCTCTTTCTACTGCATCCTTATGATTATCCATTTTCACACTTGCGCTCTTATGTACTTTGGGATTCGCATTCCGCACCAGTATCCTGTAGTAGGCGTATTCGTTCTGAATCTTGATATACTGCTCTGCCAGGACTTTTTTTTCACTCTTAAGTGATGCAATTTCTTCCCTTAACTTCTCGTTTTCCTCTGTCAATTCACGGTTCTTCTCGCCAAAATACAATAATGCTTCCCGCGTTATTTCATCCTCCATAATCGCATCCTGCCTTTCTTTACCGCTGCCGATCAGCGCACAAACCCAAAAGCCCGTTACTACCAGCGCATATAGCCACAAGGCAATGATATACACCAGATTGATCGTTACTGTCATTTTGTACCTCCCTGTACACATTCTTTTAGTTGATTTATCACTTTCCTCCGCTCTGCCTTATCCAGCAGATTCCAGTGTGTCTTTTTGAAGTTTATTATCATATATGCCCGCAAGTTATGCTCCTCCCATCCTGCTTGCTTCATCAATGCGTGCATATAACGCCCCTGCTTGTCATACTCAAATTCCACCGGCTTTCCACTCTTCCGGTATCCCTTCACGATCTCCCACAATTCCTCCAACCTCTCCTCATCCAATTCCCTTAAGCTCCTGCCAAAACCCAGCCCCTCCATAATGTATCTGAACACATAGTCACTCCATCCCAACCGCTTGATTCGGTGTGCCTGGATCAATCTCCGCAACTCCCGGCACCTCTGGCTGTCATTGATAGTGGACGCATCATCCTGCCACTTGATCACACTTTTCATCTTACCTCCCCTTTCATCCGGGATAATATCCCCTTCTCTATTTGGAGCCCAATCTTGCTCACATCTGCATCCTTCACAGGCACATAATTGCTCCCATCCCACGCTACTGCCCCGATCGATGCCAACGCCTCCAAATACCGATACACCCATTGTCTGCTTCTCCCTATCTTCTGCCCAATCTTACGGACCGATCTCTCCGGAAGCGCATCCTGCACCAGCCATGCCCCCTCCACCGTAAACCTCCAGTCACCCTCTGCGCTTGTTATGCTCTGCCTATGCAGGTTACAAACTATGTATATCCCCGCCTCTATCTCTCGTATCTTCCCCTGCTCCAAATATTCCCGGATATATTCCCTCCCGCTCTGCAGACCCGTCATCTCCTCAAACATCTTCTGCCCAAAAGGTATCCGGCACACAGATACGAAATTATCGGCTATCTGCCTCGCCAATTGCTCCTTAAGCTTATGCCTGCACATCACCCCTCCAAATCCTGCACCGTCACGCGCTCCAGCTTCTTCACCCTCGCCACACTCTCCACGCTGTGCATCAGCTTAATCGTGTCTCTCAAAGTTCCCTGGTTGCGCTTCGCAATATAGTCCACTATGTCCTCCCCAAAACTTACATCCATCATTGTAGCCATCAATATCGCTATATCCTTCTTGCTCGGTGTTGTGAACTCGCAGAAAACCCCACACCTGTCAAAGTAGTAACGGTTGATCTGATACAACCTTTCCTTGGCATTCTGCATCCCTATCAGGATCACTACGCAAAGCGTCTCATCCACTATGTCCCGGATCGCACCTAATATCTCATGCTGGTAGCTCCGAAACGCATAATCAATCTCATCTATCACGATCACGATCTCCGGATGCTCCCTCAACAGACCTATGCACTCTTCATAGATCGTTGCTGCACTGCCCATCACCGGATGATTTCCCATCCCCAAGTGCCTTATGATCAACTGTTTTAAACTTACCGCAAAGGTCTTGGGCGTCATATAGCTCTCCAACCTCATATATATCCACCCCTTGCTATACGCCATCCGCTGTGCATAAGTGGTCTTACCCAACCCGGGATGCCCATAAATCAACCCCAGCCCCACCATCTCCAGTTTCGGTCGCGCCAGCAGATACTCCACGCACCTGTCCGCCGCGATCACATTGCTCATTCTCGCCAGTTTACCTTCTTTCATTTGTTCATACCTCCTTTTATTTAACTGTGTAAATCAGTTTTATCTTAGTCATCTGTGTTCCATTCATCTCTTGATCCCGATGATCTTCTGCATCTCACTAAAACTAACCGTCTCTGCCAGTTCCCCTTCTTCTTCCTCCAGTAGATCCTCCAAACGGATAACCTTGGATGTAGATGCGTCATCCTGACGCTCATCATCCGCACTATCTGCACTTTTATCTGCGGTATCTGCGGGAAACCCCTTCGCCATCCGCTCCAGCTTCGCAATCTTTTCATTCACATCTACCCGCTTCACCCGCTCCGGCATCATCGGCTTGTTTTTGAACATCGGATTGTGCTTCTCTATCTCTGAATTCCTTTGCTCTATAATTTCCTGGTGCTTGGCTACTGCCTCATCCACCACTTTCTTGCTGATGTTCACCAGCTTCTTGGTCTCTTTCTTAATCTTCCGCTTGATCCCTTCTATCTCCCTGTCCTCAGCCCACAATCTCTGTGCCACCAGCGGATTATTCATCTCCGCAAACACCCATGCACATTGGCTTTCTCTCAGTTCCGCCATGCAGATGTAGCGGCTCCGCTCATCATAAACCATTATGTTTCTCAAATCATTATAGTCGTAGCGGATGATAACCTTCTTGCCTATGTGATCTATCATCTCCGGAGCCCAATACCTGTTCTTATACAGCCATATACCTTCGCTTCTCAATTTCTTGCGCTCAGCGGTCAGCATCATTATGTTCAGCTTCTGCGGATCCACTCTCCGCTCCGGATCCCGCACCGCATTGGTAAATGCCTCGTATGGTCTCTGCTTGGTCTTGCTGTGCACCGTCATCCCATATTCATAACGTATATACTCATAGATGCTATTTATGCATTCCGCATAATCCATCGCCTTGGCTCCAAACATCTCCTGCATCCACTTCTCATTGCGTCCGAAATGTGCGGGCTTGGCATTGATATCACGACCACAGTAGCTCGCCTGTCTGCTACTCCATTGATCATCCAGGGTCCGGAACCACCGCTCCACTACCTTGCTTTTGCCGTTGTATGCCCTCGCAAAGTGTGCCTCTATCCCCAACCGCGGGAAAATCCCCGCAAATTCCTTCTCCAAATCATGCTCCTCCCACTTCTCGTTAAATAACTTACTCCTGAATGCCTTGCTATTGTCCAATAGCGCCCACTTCGGCAGTACTTCCATATATAAAAATGCGTTCCTGAAGGCAGTCAGAGTGTGAGTGCTGTCCTCGGTAAGCGCTAAGCTCATCCCCACCGGGTACCGGGTACCCCAGTCAAATACAGTGATTAATGTTGGTCTGAAGGGCTTACCCGTGATCGGATGCTTCACAAATACATTCAGCTTATGCCCATCCACCACCACTACCTGCAGTGGCTCTATACTACTGTCATCCCGATCAATGCTCTTCACGATGTCCTCCATCACTGCCTTGTCACCTCGCCGTCCCTGGCACCATACCGCCGGATTATCCTCAGCAAAATCCGTTACCCACCGCTTCAGGGTGGGGATGCTACTCGGGCTCTCTAAAACGCCCTGATGCTCCTTCACCTTCAGCTCCCGTATCGCGTTCATTACCGGCTTCTCCCAACCGCATAACAGCGCTCCGATCAAAAACTGCTGTTCTATATATGTCACCTTCCGCCCCCGCACCTGTGCATTGTTCTTATGCACCAGCTCAAACATATCCTGCTCACTCTCCTGCCATTTCTGATACCAGTGTCTTAAGCCCCGCTCGCTCCGCCTCCCCTTCAGCTTCTTCAGCTCAGGCATCAGCTCACCATTATTATACTCCTGGGTGATCTTCTCCCACTCTGCCGTCTTGCTCTCCGCTCCCCGCAACCGCCTGTCTATCTCCTGCAACAGCATAGCATAAAGCCGCGCCTCATCCATCTTATGATAAGGAACATATTCAATTATATGCCTGTTAGTAGTGGCATCCTTACTCTCTGCACACCCCGTAGCGGAGCTTTCCAAAGCTCCATTATTCCGGCGTAGACCGGATTCCAGTCCTTTATCTCTTTCAGTAGTTGTCACTTCTGTTTGAATGTTGTAGTTTGCAGCTTTTGGTTCAACAGTTCCACACTCTGATTCCGCACTTTCTGATGTTCCGCACTTATTGTCATCGGTTGCATCGGTTGCATTGGTTGCATTGGTTGCATTGGGTTGTCGGTTGTCGTTAATCGTGTCGTTAATCGTGTCGTTAATCGTGTCGTTAATCGTGTCGTTAATCGTGTCGTTAATCGTGTCGTTAATCGTGTCGTTAATCGTGT